CGGGTGATCTTGACCAGAATCGCAAGCGTCGTTGCATCAAGCCCGTAGTGCGTCTCAAGGGCGCTCGGCAACGTCTTCATCAGGTACGGATTTCGATCAGTTGAACCGGCGCAGTCATCAGCAAAGTGCCGTCGCCAGTCTTGTCCTGAATCACCGCCTGCAGTTCGTCGGAGTCGAAACGAACCGGAACGTCGAACTCACCGGACCACGTCAAGGTATCGGTTGACTGCGGATAGATGAACGCCGTGCCACCACTCGCGGTCAATCCGGTCGTGTTTACGCTAATCGATATCGTTGCCCCGACTGCCGTCACGACGTTATGCGACAAACCATTCAGCAAATCTGCCGCAGTTCCCGTAACTCCCGTTATGTAGACGCGCTGCCCACCTGTCAGATTCGGGCTGAATGCACTGGAGACATCAAAATTGTGACTAGCTGTAGGAGTGTGACTGATGATGGATCTCGACTGATCCGCAACGAAAGTCACTAATCCAGTCGTCAGATCGATCGCGTAATTGCCCGCGCCAACGCCTGCGGTTGCAGGACTACCACCGCGATAGATCACGATGGGTGCTATCGGCTTTCTAATCTCGCGCAGATGAGTCGAGCTTCCTGCGGTGTACGCCTTCACAATTTGCAGAACAGGCATGCCGTAGCCCGTTCCGGCAGTCCCGTAAGAGCTCGTGCCATCCGTCGCATACAGAAAGCCGTTCGATACCGTGGCTTCGAAGTCGGCCCAATCCTTGAACCTGAAACCGTCAAGCCTTCCGCCTACCGCATGGAATACATCAGCGACTGACTGAAAGTCGGTCTTGGTCTTAACTCCTGTTTGTATGTCATAGCGTCTGCGTGACTGTGACCAATTCGCGTTGCGGCTTTCGTATCCCGCACGGACCACGATGATGTCGGTAGAAAACATCGGCCCGCCGATAGCTCCTAATGCTATGCAGTCGGGCAAGCTAGCGGTTTCGTTGAATGCCATCAGTTATAGCGAGCGTTTGAGAGTGCAAGTTGGCGCGAGACGGCGCTTGCGATTTGGTTCGCGGTCGCTGCGGTAGTGCCGCCAGGAACACTGATGCTGATATTCGTATCGCCGCGCTTCCAGCGGCCTTGATTCTCAGCTGCAGGGACCACACGCTCGCCACGGTGCAGATAGGCCATGCCATCGCGGGGGACAAAGTCAGTGCCACTGGCAAACACACCTTGCAAATTTTGACCGCCGCCGCTACCACCACCAAGCAAGCCAGAGAAGAGATTAGTGAATATGTCACCAAGTCCGCCGCCCCCACTAGAACTAGACTTGAACAGAGCATCAGTGACGCTCTGTGCGGCTATCCGATTAACGTTGCGGATGATGTCGTTCGCGAAGTTCTTGAATGCCTCCTTGAATGACTCAAGCGCATTCTTGCCGTCCGTCAGGTCATTCAATAAGCCTTCGAACGCACCAGAGAACGACTCCTTGATCTCGTTGCGGAACTTGCTTGCCAGTACATCTGCGGATGCGCTGATCTCCTGAATGCCAAGCTTGAAGCGATCCAATGCGGCGCGCAGTTCCGGATCGGATACGCCGTCTAAAACGTCCTCCCATCGATTCGCTATCAGCGCCAAATCCGACGCCGCAGTCTTGCGTAGCTTTTCCAGTTCAAGCAGCGACTCGTGCTCGCCACGCAGCCCGAGGTCACGCTCAATCTGGAGCTTCGTTTCAGCCGCGACCAGATTCTCTTGAATCTGCCGGCCTTCGTCGGCAATCTTGTTGATGCGGGCTTCTAGGATGGCTCGTTGTTCTAGTTGCCTGATTCTGTCTTCGGTTGCCGTGTCGCCTTCCTGACCAGCTCTAGCCAAGAGTTCGCGGTTCTGCTTTTCAAATCGAATCCGCGCAGCCTCTGCAGCCGCTTCTTCGGTGTTGGCTAGATCAAGAACCTTGGCGGTGACTTCGGAAACACTGTCCTTGTAATCTTGGGCGGCCTTGGTCGCGGCATCAAAGTCTTTGGTTGCCTGCTCGGAAGCCTTGCCTAAAAAATCACTGCGCTTTTGCTTCAGATCACCAATCTTGGTAAGCGCTTCAAGCTTGGCGGTTTGGTCTTTAGTGTCGTTGTAAAACTGTTCAAGGAGCGCTATCTGCTCATCATAGATTCCCGCCGTTTCGAACGTTGCTTTGTCTAGCGCAGCAGCGCGCCCCGCGAAATATGCGGCAATCGAAATGCGGTCTTGGTTGTAAAGGCGCTCTAGGTTTGTGTTGCGAGCATCAAGGATGCGTTGCTCTGCCTTGGCGAAGTTGTCGAGCGTGCTTAACTGATCATCAAGTTGTTTCTTCGCTATGCGTGCCGCTTCATCGGATGCCTTATTAGCCCCGGACCCGCCGAGTCTTGGAGCAGGCGGCCTATTCCTGATAGGAGTTCGTGCAAGTGCCTTATCAAGATCCTCTAGGCCGATGCCTTTAACCGGAGCGGCCGTTGCGTCCTTGATCTTTTTGGAGAATGAATCAAGATCGGCAATCGTTTTCTTTATGTCTTCCGATACGCCCTCGAAGATAGCGCCTACGCCTCGGAAGTTTCCTTCCTTGATTGCATCGAGTGTGGCTAGTAATCCTCCTAGAGAAATTCCGGCTATGCGGAAATTGGTCGAGGCTATTGCTACGCGTTCCGCAAAGAATCCAAACGCCTCCCGTGCGGCATCTGCGGCGCGAGTTACAAGATCGGTATTTTCAGCTGTGCTAAGTAGCGAATTGGCGACTACCTGTAATCCTGGCAGGAGGGCAGTCGTTAATTGGTTGACGAACCCCTGAACGACGAGTTTTAGTTTCCCGATCGTGTCGTTGAATTCGTCCGCCGCCCTTGCTGACTCTGCGGTGACATGGCCGTGTTTCTCAAAGTAGGCGATGTTTTGCTGTAGCGCCTTGCCACCGTCCGCCAATAGTGGCGCCATCTGCTGATAGGACTTGCCAAACAGGGCATTGCTTAGCGCCGCCTTCTCTGGACCGTCGGCGTACTGCTCGAACGCGGTCGCTATCTCACCAAAGATGACATCGGCTGTTTTCGTTTGTCCGGCCGCGTCCTTGACCGAAATTCCTAGCCTCCTGAACGCTTCGCTTGCTTCCTTTTCTCCACGTGCAGCCTCCGCGATCTTGAGATTCAGCTTGCCAAATGATTGCGCGGCACCCTCTAGGTCGGAGCCGGATTGTTTCGCAGCGAATCCGATACCGCCAAGCTGCTCGACGCTTATCCCGACAGCTTTTGATAGATCGTTTAGTTTGTCTGCCGCATCGATTGAACCTTGAATCAATCCGGCAAAGGCTCGGACTGAGAAAAACCCCGCGAGCGCCTGTCCAGCTTGTCTAGCTGTTTTTAGTAAGTTGTCATTGAACTTCTGAGCTTCCCTTTGAGAGCGTTGTAGCCCGCTGATGAACTGAGCGGCATCAAGCCCGAGCAGAACGTCTAAGCGACCGGTTGCCATTTATGCCTTTGGCTTGCGCGGGTTAAAGCCGAACGCCTTGCGTGCAGCCTCTATGCGCGTGACGTTTGCGGGCATATCTTCTGGGATGGCGAGCATGAAGTCAGTCACTCCGACTTGCTTCGCGCCGCCCATAGTTTTCGCCATGACGAGACAAACTTGAGCCAGCATGATTTCCATGCGTTTGAAAGGTAAAGGAGTACGCCGCGCATAGTTAGCCCATTGGTTTAGTTCAGATTCGAGCATGGAATCCGTCAATTCTTGCACCGTCATCCCCAAATGCAACGCGAGCTCCATGACGAACTCGTCGCGCGGGGTTACTGCTTTGGGTCGGCGCTATTCGCCTGATTCGCCGCATGCAGAATTGCGGTCTGCGCTTTAGGTGGCAGTTTGGACAACTTCAACACTGAGTCCGAGTTAGCCGAATCGAACAGTAACTCGCCCTTGTCATCGCATAGCATCGAAGCCAAGAGCCGGCCCATCTCGCAGCCGTCCTCTTTCTTGTTCGCATCCAGACTCTTGCGTGCCATATCGGCGTCGTAAGCCGTCATTACCCGCACAAAGACGGGGCCGATTGAATCAACCTCAAGCCGGATGGGCTTCGGTGAGGAAGCCTTCAGGATTGACGCTATCAGTTGATCTCGATTCATTATGCGAAGTCCCAACGCGCGCCGGTATTGCGGATAACCGTCGTGCCAGTCCACACGGTTCCGTTACCAGCTTGCGCGCTTGTCTGTTGCACAAACCCGAGTTGCACTAACGTCCCGCCACCGTCCGGCAATTCGACCCGCACCGCCATGATTGCCCCTGATGCATCAAAGGCGTTCAAGGCGACCTGGATCGTGTCCGTGAGTGGCGCGAACAGGTAGTCAAGGGAAGTCGTACCAAAGTCCCGCAGACCAAGCAGGAACTCCGCAGCGTCCGAGCAGATGGTAGTAGTCGGAATCTCCGGCTTCGTGCCGCCTGTCTGGTTGTAGTTCGTCAGTTGGCACCAATTAGAGAAAGCGCCCTCATCGAACACACCGCCGCTGGTATAGGCGCCGTAACCCGTACCGTCTACCCCGAGCAAACTGAAGGTGTTCGCGTCCAGTTCCTCAATGACAAACGTCTTGCCGTTGACCTCCGTCATTCCACCGGCGCCGGTGATCTTGACGACATCGCCGTCCGTCAAACCGTGCGCGGTTGAAGTGACTACAGGGGGTGATGCCTGAGTGATTGCTGAGATTGTGGGAGAGGGAGAGCCAGAACCGGTGTAACCGGTAAGCACCTTGACGCTGCTCCCTTCCCATTTGTATGCGATGCCGCCGGCCATGTGAAGCTCCTTTGCTTAGTACAAGAAAAAGCCCGCACTAGGCGGGCCGTGGGTAAAACGTTTAGCTACCGACTACGGAGAGCCGGCAGGACTTGACTTGTAAATCACGTAATCCAATAAGACACGGAATGTCTTTGTTGCTGTGTCGTATTCGTGGAAATCGTTCTCCATGACTGCGGGCGGTACAAACGATTCCATCACTGTCATCACTTGGCGCCGCAATGCCCTTGCCTGCATGAAAGTCTTGTCCACTACGTCTATCTGGACTCTAGTGTCAGGTGCATCGTCGCCGCTGTCCTTACAGAGTGTTCGCATGGGAATGGTGCTCACGAAGTCATAGCGAATAGACGGCCACACCGGAAGCGCGCCGCTAGGCTGGATGAAGGTTTCCGGATAGACGCGGTTAGATACCAACGGCCCAAGCGCCGTGAAGAGATCAGCCTCTAAACTCATTTGCCGCCGCGCTCCGCTTTCTCAATCCGTAACGTAAGACGTTTCTTCATCGCTTCTACCGCTTGCGTTTTGCCAATGTCAAAGGCAGGGCGCATGAACGGCTGCGGACCATGATGCACGGTTCCAAATTCCTGATAGACGCCGATGGCATAGGGATTAGCTGAGATGTCTTCAGACAGCACGCCCTTGCCCTTGCTGCGAACTGTGACCTTGTGTTCGGAACTGATCCTTTTCTGTCTAACGTACTGAACCTTGATGTGCCCTTTCAAGTAGTTCGGCGGCACTTCAGGTGTGTCTTGCGGCGGCGATGCAGGGGCTTTCTGAATCGCCAGTTTCTTGATGACCTGTGCGCCCGCGTTCGTGGTTGCTCGCGCGATCTTTGATCCCTCTTTGAAGTCCAAGCCCAAAGCCTTCAGGCGCTCACCTAGTTCGCGCAAGCCCTTGACTTCAACGGTAACGACGCTCGCCATCTAGCCCTCGTTCAATCCAGACTTGCAACGGACCTCGATTTCTTTCTTATCCATTTCAACTTCCGCGATGCCCTGAATGTTGTAGATGATGTTCGGCCTGCGCAGTCTCCATTTCGGCGTCATCTGTGCAAGCCTTGGCTCCCATCGGAAACGGATGACGGTATCGCTCTCAGCCAATGTGCCCGCCGCAAGTAATGCCTCTCTGCCGACTATCGGCTTGATGTCGCACCAGACCGTACCCATGTGATGCCAGCTAATGATTTCTTCGCCGGTTTCGTTCTGGGATGTGTCCGGGCGATCAATGGCGACGCGGTTATTTAACTTACCGGCTTGCATCAGTTGCCTAATAGACAAATACGGTGATAACCTCTCCGTGCGAGTGGGAAAGGACGTGGTTGAGGACGTCCGAGATGCAAGCACGGAGACCTCACATCGGCGCCAAATCTAGTCGCATCACACTCGCCTCTTCGCGCTTGCATCACGCAAACCCCATGTTGAGCCGCCAAGGATCCATCAACGACTTCGCGCCTAACGGAATCTCGCTCAATGTTTCCGGCGTCGTGTGTTCTCTCTGCTCGTAAAGGTGCCCGAGCACTAGCAACATCGCGGCCCGTAATGAGAAAGGCAACGGATAGTCCGGCGTCGGACTCTCTGCCGGCACCGAATAGCCTGCAAGGTAGCGAATCCGTATCGAGCCGGGGTGATAGCGGGCTGTCGGCCACGTTCCTAAATACGGTAAGCGGACTCGAGCCGGATCGCTGAACGTGTCGAGCTCGTACTGCACCAGCGTAGGCGAACCGGTGCCGTCGTCCATCACTACGGTTTCGCCAAGTTCGTTGACGTAGGTGAAGCCCGTAATCGCGATCACAGGCCCCATCGGAAGCGCGATGCCATCCATTACGTCGTACTGACTCGCGAACGCATTGGCTCCGTATTCCAGCGTCTGCAAGGCAAGGGAACGGCCAAGATACTGCTCGCAATACTCACGCGCGGCGCTGATCTGCCATTGGACTAGATCACCGTCTGAGTATTCTGGAGGGCTGTCGATCGAGTCCAATCTAAGGTGCATCGCAGCTTCGTCTAGTGTGATCGGTTCCATTGTTGGTTGCGTAATCACTTTGACTCCGCTGCGATGCTGCCATGCGGTGCGCCAGGGGTAGTACCAGGCGGGCGGGGAATACGAATAGCAGCTCATGCGGCCTCGCGCGCTTTCCACCAGATTTCGTCTGCGTCAGTCGGGATTCTGTTCGGCATATCTGGTGTGCCTAACGTGAAATGAATAATCTGCGGTCGCTGCGGCTTGGGCTGAAGGCCGACCAGCCAATTGGCTTCTTTGGGCAAGTCGCCAATCTCTGAATCTGCAAGCCATTCAAAAGCGTGCAGATAGCGTCCCGGCCATTGGTTCAAGGTCGTCAGGTTCAACCGCTTAGTTGCCTTGTGATCGCAGTTCCAAAGCATCACCGACGACCAGAGCTTGCGCGGGTAACTCGTCTGCGTCTGTCCGCGCATCTTGCTTCCGCTTAATCCGTTCAGCTCGTGCTTGACGACCATCACGGCCTTAGATGAATCTGCAACCGCCAACAGTTCCATCGGATCTTCGCTAAACACAACATCGGAATCTGCAAACAAGCACCAGCCAGAATGCGCAAGTAATGGAACAAAGAAACGGGAGATTGCGAACTCTGTTGCCTGCGGTGCATTGGAGTTAAGGTCGAAGATCTCTCGCGTTTCTTGTTCCAAGTCTTTCGAATGTCCGCGCCTATCAGTCGGTCGCGTCAGCATTCCGGCAAGGCGTAGCCGCTCCTCGTACAAAGGAATTACGTCGCAGCCCCAGCCTTTAGCGGTTTTCTCCGCTACGTCATAAGCGCATTTCTCGCGCTCGTCATAGCCTATCCACACGCGGAGACGATCGCGCGGCGGTTCTTTCCATGTCATGCAATCGCCTCATATTCCACAAAGCTCAGGCCTGCCTTGGCAGTAATCGCGCTGTTCAATATCTCAGATGCAAAGCGAGCGACAACGTTGCCTGGAGCGCTGCACTTAATCACACCCTCAATCACTGCCATATTGTTAGCCGCTAAAGAGCTTGCATTACTAGCGGCGGGCAGGCTGTAGGCGCCTAATCCTTCGTTAAACGTCCGCGCCGTAGCACTTAGGGTGTAATGCGAGCGGTAGACAAGCTCAGTAATAGCTGGCCCGTTAATGCTCCAGCGGGAACCGGTTGTTGTAGCCTGCGCGGTATAGATGATTTGGAATCGAAACTTGTATCGCTTCCCTGCCGTCACATTAAACCCAAGTCCGGTGACATCGGCTAGTGTGTTAGCCACGCCGTTCGCATTAGCCACATCTGACGCCAGTGAGACGCGCGTCCCGCCAGTGGTTGCTATCACATCAGTCCCAGCTTAGAAAGAAGTCACCGCTCATCGTTAACCGCAACTTGGCGCCCAAACCTTGCAAGTAGTTGACCGCGCCAATCTCTTTCAAGCCGAACTGCTGCGCCTTGCCCGGCTTCTGCTCTACGCAGATAACCGGCTTCCACTGCTTCAATGTTCCCTCGCCGCCACGCAGGGCGTAGAGCTCGTAACCCTCGCAATCCAACTTGATGAAATCCACATCCTGCAAGTTGTATTCATCAAGCCTGCGCATCGGGATATCGCCCTCACCGCTCACGGTGCTGTCACCGCTGCTACTGGGCGCAGTGAACATCCCAACATTCGCTAATTGCTCACCTAGTGCAACCGCGTGCAGGTGAACGTTTGGCAGAACCACATTCCTCTCGAAGCATTGCCGGTGGGCAGCGATTGGCTCAAAGGCATGCACCATGTTGAATCGGTGGGCAAGGTTGAAACTCCATAGGCCGACATGACCCCCCACGTCCACAGCAGTTCGGAACGACTTGCATAGATGCATTGCGGCGACTTGCTTCTTGCCCTGGTATGCGTTCCTTCCATTGAGCATGACTCCGTTTTTTTGCATCCAATCCGGCAAGTGTTGCTCGCCATCAGGAAACCACCAGCCTTCAGCGGAGAACATCGGCTAATGCGTCCGCAACTTCGGTCACGCTAATAGCTTCCATAGAAGCTCTGCATGTCGGGCAATCGACCCGCATCCCGCAAGTCCCGTTTGCGTGCCGTATGTTCTTGTGCATTGCATAACCCGTAATGGAAGGATCAATAAACTCAGACCACAGAATCACCGCTGGAACGCCCACCGCAGCCGCACAGTGCATAAGGCCGCCCTCTGATCCAATGAAGGCGCGGCTCACTGACAAGACCGCTGCGGCGTGCCTGAAGGACGGCGTCGTTATGTTTTTGACTCCAGACAGATAAGCGCCGCCCACATTCGCACACTGGACCATCGGCGCAACGTTCCGATCCACTAGCTTTTGCCAACGCTCCCACGGCCATCTCTTGTTGTTGTGGCCGATGTTCTTGCCGTTCGGCTCGATCATTACCTTGCCACGGTAAGGCTCGGCAAAAGCCAGTTCTGCGGGAGTGAAGAACAGTTCTCCCGGCTCCGGCCTAAATGGTTTCCATGTCCAGCGCGTGTTAGTCTTGCTTTCAATGTACGGTCTGTGTCCAGATGAATTGAACAAGCGCTGCGCGCCGTGTCGGTCGTGCTTCAGTATCTTCGGATTGCCAAGAAATATGTCATTCCACTGAATACGGTTGATGTGATTGACAACCGCTACCGGGATCGCGCGCTTGGCATACATCCGCTTGACCTGCCCGGTCGCTATCAGCCAATCCCCAGCTCCCACTACCGCGTCTCAACGAGTACGTAATGCTTGCCTTGCGACCACTTCACAAACTTCGCTTGCCACCACCAGAACGGCTGAATCGTGACGTGCATATTGACGCCATCTTCAAACGTTTTCTTTGCAAGCCTGCAACACACCGAAGCCCAGACAAATTTGTCAGAATAGTTAAAGAGCCGAGACACAAGCTCCGCCACTTCCTCTAGGGGTATGTGCTCCAGTACATCGCTCGCAAGTACGGCGTCAAACGTTCCCTTTGGTAAATCGTCATGCGAAGGAAACGCGGGATCGTAGAGAGTCGGAACATCAACGCCCCATGTTTTGTGAATCTCGTAAGGGTGCGAGTATTGAAAGCCCCCTCCGCAGCCGTAATCCAGCACCGTCTTTGATCCGCTCTTGCGAATCAAACGCCCGATCTGATTTTGGTATTGCGTGATTCCTAAGCCCTGAAAGTTATCGCTACCGTTTTCGACTAAATGCCGATAGCGGGCGATCATTTCTTCAGACACGCTTGCGCCGTCTGAAGTACCCGCACCATTCAGCGAACGCTCCGCGCGTCACCCGTTCCTGCTCGAATCCGTACCACGTCATAACGGCCTTCATATCGTGCGGAACTTTGTTTGACCGTCGGTCAAGAATCAGCGGTGCATTCGCTGGCGGTAACCGCATCACTATCAAATCCTTCGCGGCCCTCGCAAATCTTGCGCAGGCGTGGCTTGGGTCTTTCAGCTTCTGCAGAATTGCAAGCATCAAAACGATGTCGTGCTCTTCCGGTTCATAAGTCGCTGCGTCTGCCACTTCGAAACTGCACGAAAGATTGCCGCGCAACCTCTTTGCGGTTTCAATGTGAGACTCGATGATGTCGATGCCGTGAACGTGCGCGCCGGCCTTCGCTAACTCAATCGAAATCAAACCTTCGGCGCAACCTACATCGAGAATCGTTGCGCCCTTGGCTTCCTCAAACAGCGGATCAAGCCCGAGCATCTGCATCTCAAGCGTGCGGTCACCGGGACGGCCTTCAACTTCGAACCAGCCCTTTAGGGGTTCAGGGTTTTCGATGACCATTCATCTTATTTTTAGCCGCTTCATCAGTAGCCATATCACGCATCACACGTTGAACCTGCAAATTCATAAGCTCTACCGCACGATCAAGCGTGATGATGCCGTCGCTCAAGTCTTTACACGTTCGCTGCATCTCGTCTAGTTCGTCATGCTGAGTGCGCGCCATGCCGTTCCGTTTCTCATCTCTTCAATCGTCCATTGCGCATCAGCCAACACTCCAAAGAACCGCTCGCGATCCTTTGGGAATATTGGTTGCTCAATATCAATCAACCTAACTCCCATCCCGTAGCACGCGCCGGCACAGCAAGCGACCGGAATACCCTCCAGCAACGCTGTCACGCTTGCAGCGGATGAGTACGTGGCAAGTATCCAGGCGTGCTTTAGATCGTCCTTGAGCGTTGCCATTGCCCGAATCTTGTCGCGGTCCCAGTTCCGAATCTTGAAGCGGCGATTGCTCGCTAGAGCCATCGTGCGAACCGCTTCCGACAGCCAGTCGTTTTTCCATCCGGCCACATCACGCATGAAGGAATCGGACTGCGGGCAAACGACGATATGCTGCCCGTCTTTGCGCCAAGGCTTTATTTCGAGCGCGAGCGCTTTGAACCTTTGGCCCTCGCTTTGACCTTGCCCGTCGTGTTGGACGCAGTTCCGCCCAATTCGGAAATAAGTGCCCCGCGTTTTGTCGAAGAATGCATTGTCGATGTAGAAGTACGGTTCCCCACCAGCGCTGCACCGCTGCCAGTGGTCCCAATTGGTTTGATCGACCCCATAGAACACCGCTCCTTTCGCCCCTTTCGGGCATCCTTGGATAAACGCCTCGCATAGATCGCGAGACTTCTTTTTGCCTATTACTGGATACGCTATCACTCGACTAATTCTTCTTGAATACGAAAGACGCGGCACTCGTGCCCAAGGTTTTTCTTGACCTTGGCGACTTCATCAAACGCCGATTTCTTAGTCTTGTGCATGATTTCCACATACATCTCAGGCCAGCACGGATCAAAATCCCGCAACCATTGACCCTCAAAGTCTTTAATCTCTAAGACGTACTTAGTAAGCATTCAATTCAACCGCTCCCGAAACAAAGCAAACGGCTTGCCGCTTTCGATCTCAGCGACAGACCACTGCGCGTTAGCTACCTTCTCCATCGCTTGCCAGCGCTTGCCGTCATCCATGATCGGATGCGCAATGCCATCCAGCTTCACTGCGCAATCTTCAGCTATCCAGAATGGCGCATCAAATGCAACCGGGATGCCATTTACCAAAGCCTTCACGCCTGAAGACGAGCTCCATATCGCACAAGCAAACGCGCCCCGCAAATCATCCTCGACCGGAGTCTTTGGCGGATCTTTGCCTGGGTGCGGTCGAATCCTTACCTGTCTTTCGACTAGCTTCTGAATCCTCTTCGCGGCTTTCTCGTGCCAATTAACAGGACTCGCCATAGTCTTAGAACCAATACCGCGCTGACCGCAAACAAGAACATGCTCGCCGCCCTCGCGCCAAGGCTTAAGTTCGATCTCCAGCTTCTCGAATCGACCTGTGCATTGCGGGAACCAGCCACTACCGTTGTGACCGTGGGCGGATATCGCATAGAACTGCCTTCCCTCTTTATCCTTGCCGATGTATCCGTTTTCGCAAACTAGAACTGTCCCGCCCCTAGCTTCCCAAGCATCAGCCATTGCCTCAAACCCGCCGTGTCGGTTCCAAATGACAAGCAAGTCGGAACTGTTCTTTGGCTGACCGGCTTGCACGATGCTGTAGCCGTTGCGCTCCAATCCTTTGATGAAGGCATCACGTCTGTAATGAGGCTGAGTGCGAATGCAGCATATGGCTATCATGCTGCCAATTGCTGCGGCTCCGCATAAAACGGGAAGCATTTCAACGCACTGCCAGGAGTGCAATTAATCACCTCAATCCCGCGCTTTGTCATCTCAGGCGCCAGCGCATCGAAGTTCTTCAACCATCGTCCATACATTGATTCGCCGTGATTCCTTAGGGGCGATACATGCACGCCGTGCCAGTGATGTTTGTTGTCAATGCTGCGCATGTCGAATCCGTAGAGGCTGATCTTCTTTGCGCCAGCTAGAGCCGCAATGCAGATCGCTTGATA